TGTGCTAGTGAATGGGTAAGGATATTCGTTTAGTGAACCAATCTGTATCAAATCGTTTTGTGCAAATATAACTGCTGTACTTGCCGCTGTGATACCACTAACGTTTAATGTTAATGTTGTTCCAACCCAACTAGTAACAGTGATTGTGTTTAGTTGCGCTGTAGTCATTGCGCCTTGATAACGAAAGATCCAGCTTAAGCTAGGAAGATTGCTGAATGTAATTATTTCTGGTGTAATACGATCTAGTGTATCTAATGCTTCCATTAAGTCACGTGCTTGACTGTATCTAAAACGATTAGGCATGTCAAGTGTAAACTTCCATGGATTCTTAGTTGGTGTTTGACTCACTCTAGGTATTTCATTTCGTGTAAATTGTATACCAACAACTTTGCGACGGTCAATGTTAATGCCGTTGCAGTAATTTAATATTGTTTGTAACCCTGCCATACTATTCCTTATCTATAACTTAATTCTTTTTGTGCTAATTGCACTGAACCAAATAATGTTCTACGATTCTCAGCGAATAACTGAGCAACTGATCTACTATCTATGGCACTGATGTTGTTTGTAATGTATGTGTTTGTAATTGGAGCACTGACTGCACCACTTGCAATAGCATTACTACCCATTTGATTGTTAGGTATGATCTTACCTGCACTTGGTGGCACGAACAATTCAGGACCTTTCTCACCAACAATATATGGTTGATTGCCCTTAACTGGTCCACCTTCTGCTTTGAATAAATCACCAAATAAACTAGTTAAGAATCCACCGGCTGCGCTAGCGGCTTTAGCTGCCTGTTGCTTTAACATCATTTGTAAAATCATCTGACCAAAGCTCTTTGCTAAATCACCAAAGCTAACTTTACCTGTTGTAACTAATTGAGTAATAGCATCATTCATTTTACTGAACAATCCTAATGTAGCTTCTTCTGCTAACTTGATTGGATCCATGCTACGAGCAATTTGTTCCATTGCTTTACTAACACCTAGTGCTACATCATCACGGGCTTTAATTTGTTGCATAGTAGCGTCAACTTCTAAACTTCGGCGAGTTGCATAAAATTGTTTTTCTGCTTGAATTCGCTTATCAATATCGGTCATAGCAATACTATTGCCTTGACTTTGTGCAATTACATATTCTTTTTCTAATTCAATTAATTTCCTTTTTTCTTCAGCTTTTAATTGTAAAATTTTATAATCTAATTGGTCTTGTGCTGTAACATTATAAATTACACCTAATTGATCTTTTAATAGTTGTAATTCTACTTCTCGTTGCTGAGATGTAAATGATCTACTTACCATGGCATTAAACGTTGCTAATTGCTGTTGTCTTTGATATTCAAGGTTGTTTAATCGAATTGATTCTGTAGCCTGTTGCTTTTTAAGATCGATTTGTTGTCTATATTGATTAACAACTTCCTGATTGGTTCCACGACCTTTAGCTTGCTCAACTTGAATCTTAGCTTCTAGGTCTTTAACGTCAGTTGCGGCTTTTGCTCTTGCGTCACCATTACTCTTAATCAAGCCGGCAAAACTAGATTCCATTCCAACTGTGTCAATTGTAATCTGACGAAGTTTATTGGCTTCTTCATTTTGCAATTTCATTTGTATGGTTGCTTGTTGTGCAGTAATTCTTGCTTGATCTCTAGCTCGTTGTTCTTCTTTGGTATAAAGACTAGCTGTTGCAACTGCAGGCTTTTTAGCTGAGGCATTAGTACCTGGTGTTTCTCCAGTAGCTTTGCCCATCTCGTCATTAGTGTCTCCTAATGCCTTGTTCAATCCATATATAGCGGCAGTGGCTGCAACAGCACCGGCCGCTATCATAGCCCAGCCCTTTGGTCCACTTAATGCTGTCAAGGCAGTTTGAACAATGACAGTACCTTTTAATGCTGTAGTTAATAATTTAATAGCAGATACAATTTGAACTATGACGCCCACTGTTTTAACTGCAAACATTGTTGCAAACACTGCACCTAATGTCTTAACTATAGTTTCTGCTTGTTGTAATGATAATCTAAAATCGTCTGTTGCACCGATCAATGGTGTAAGACTAGTTAATACTGCTTTTTGCAATGTGCCAAAATTAGCATCCAATGCATCCATAATCTGTCCAGCTTTTTCAAGTTCAGCTTGGAACTTGTTAATGTCTTTAGTTTCAAAAACTGCTTGTAATTTAGCTGGGTCGATATTTCTAAATGCTTTACCAAATATTTCTATGCCGGCTGCTGTACGTGCGGCACCAGCATCCATTTCTGATAATTGCTTTATGGCTTGTGTTAGTAGTTCTCCAGAACTTAATCTAGTTAAATCATTTAACTTTATACCAACTTTACCTAATGCGTCTTGAGCCTTTTCACTACCACTTGCGGCTTGTTCTATGTTAACATAAAATGTAGTAAGTAACTTACCAACATCTTTAACATCACCACCAGCCATTTTAAGACTATCTGCTAATGCACCCACTTGACCAACAGCTATACCAGTTGCATCTGCTACATCGCCCAATGCATCAGCGGCTTGTATTGCACCTGCGATAAACGCACCAAAGCCAATTCCAGCAATTGTACTACCTAGTCCACCGAGACTAGACTTTAGTTTATCAACTGCTTGTTGACCTTGAACGTCAAGTACTATCTTATAATTGTCAATGGTTGCCATTGTTCATCCTTATTTTATTACAACGCCTAGCTTTTGCTTGACGTAATTTCTTATGTGTTCAATTGTAGGCTCAGTCATACCTTTTGGGGCTTGTTCACTACCACGCAAACCTCTGCGTGTCATGTGACGACCCTTATCAAGTACATTAGCGTAAGCATAGTCTGCATTGATAGCGTTACCTTGTAATTTGGTACTGCGTTTTGCATTGCCAGATTTAACAGGTGTTACATCTTTGAACTTTGTAAATGCCTCTTTGGCAATATTCGTATCGTTCAATACATTTAACACTTTGTTTAATCTGTCAACTATGTTATTTGCCATTTGCCTTCTCCATCATACTCTCCAACTCTGCTTGACTAAACTCATAAACGCTAGGATCAACCTTACCAGATGCCTTTTGTTGTTGATAGTTTTCGTATGTAGCAAGAACATCTGTTATCATAATGTCGTATGTAGTGGCTTGTTGCTCTATTTGACTAGGCAACATACCATACTCTTTAGCCATACGACCTATCATAATCATTTTGGCTGTTCTCCACTCGTCGGGGTTGATGTCTTGCTTTGTGACTTTCCCAAGATTTCACCAATCTTATTGATTGCGGCTGCGGCAATGTCAATGGGTAAGTCTTCATCATTTTTCAATGCAGGCTTACCTTGTTCATTAAGAATAAGTTTCTTAATCATCTTATCCAATTGTTCATATTGTTGGTCTGAACGTGCATTGAAGAATTCAAAGTATGTGCTTAAGCCTACAATGTCATATGTGTGGAATGTGATTGTGTCGCCATACTTCTCAAACAATGCATCATCATCTAATGTGATCTCAATCAGTTTGGGTACGCTTGCTAATTCTGTAATTTTCATTTGTTATTTCCTTTAAATTGCTGTATTGTATTTATTCTTTGTCAAAAGCATCTTCTAGTAACTGATTAAGTAATGCTAGTCTGAATGCTTGCTTTGCCTTTAGTTGTTTAATTGTTGCTTGCATTGCATCAAGCATGGGCATTGCCTTAGCTTCATCTGCAATTAAACTGCGTAATTTTTCTACGTCTGTCTTTAACCAAACGTCATGTTGTTTTTCTTCACTCATTTGTTTCTTTCAATTATTAAAAAAGGGGCACGAAGCCCCTCTTATGTTTGCTTAATTAATTAAACAACACCGCTAGTGATAGCGCCATCAACAGCGATACTCATTGGAGAGATCCATACTGGATTCTCTGGAGCAACTGTTGGTGCCAAACTAGAAACATAACCTGTACCAGTGTAGTAGAATGCGCCGTTAGCGTTACCATTCAAATACAATTTCCATGCGATGTTAACTTTGTTTTCGCTTAGTCCAGCAACACCATAGAAGGGTGCTGTGTTAGCTGTAGCGGCTGCATTACCAAAATATACTGTTCCGTCTAGTACCATATTAGTACTAACTTCATTGTCAGCAGGTGTAGTAATCTTATTCATGTCACCAGAACAAAAGTCTGTGTATGAATAGATACCTGTTGAGTTTGTAACAGTTATATCTTGTAAACAAGTAACGCTTAAAGCATTCGCTTCTACGTTTGCTATGTTTGCACTAACCAATAATATTGGCTGTGTGCCTGTTGTGTTTACTGTGATTCTTGCCATTTGATTTCTCCTTAGTTAGGCGTATTAAATTCCATTCTTAGCATTCTGAATGTCCAGGTATGCTTTTCTGCTTGTGTAGGTCCATATGTACGAACTTGGTTAAAATCTCTTTCAAAATAACCATCCATTAGTTGCACACCATCGTCTTTGATGGCTGTAACTAAGTTTGCAATAATAGCATTAATTGCTACATTGTATGGGTCATCTTGGTAACTAATATAAGTTACACCAAATTCATCGTATGCGTGATAAACTGAACCGCAATATTGTATTCCTAGTTGATGAGGATTTCTTTCGACTGTATGTACATCACTTACATAGATACCATAACGAACAACATCACTATCACTAGGGAAGTCATCAAATATTGGTATGTTCCATGCTTTTGGTATGTCACGGCGCAACACATTAATAATCTTTGTACTATTAACTGTTGGTTCGTTCAATACTGCATATACAACTTCAGCCATTAGAAATATCTCCTATCACCGTTGAAATAATCAACGTCTGCTGTCCAATTTTCTTCAAGTTTTGTTGTTGGTCCTTGTGGACTATCCATGTATAAATCATAGAAGTTCATCAACTGCAATGCTTTTGTCCATTCATCATCACAACGCTTTTGTGCGAATTCATAATTTTGAACATCAACCTCATTCATGTTAGACACATCGGTTACTAGTGATTGGTAAAAAACTAGTATGGCACCGAATGTGTCTAATCGAATTAATGTCTGATCGTTTTTAATGAGCAGACTAGGGTTAAAACTTGAGATCAATTGACCATCTGGCAGATTAGCATAATAGTAAGCACCAAGAACGGTGTCGCAGTATTTCTGCCACCATCCAAACTCTAATTTGTATAGCCATTCCTGACTACCAACTTTAAAGTATGGAGCCCAATCAACACCGAGTGCTGCCGCTCTGCGTTCCGCTGCCGGATCGTAGAACATAATGTCCTCGACTGTTGCGTTTGAGATTCTTTGATATGGTACTGACATATTATATTATTCCTAGACTTAATTCAAATTAGTTTTGAAGGATGTTAATAGCTCCGCCTCTACGTAAGTCACCAACGCCAGAACCGAAGTAACCGACACCAGTCAACCAAATTTGCAATCCACCTGGTACTTCACCAGTCTTAAGTTGCAAGCCTTCTTTCATAACAG